TCGAAGCAGAGTTATAACCTTTGGCTAAGAAGCCTGCGAAGAATTGCACATAACCAAGATCACCTTGTGATAATGAGCCGACAGATGCTGATGAGGAAACGGCATTTGAATTTGTCGTTGTTCCGTATGTCTGCAATCGAGTGTATTTATATCCATCGCCAACACCTAGTCCATTGAATTTCATATCGATAAAAACATGAGAACCATCTTCTGCGGCTGGCATTGTGTACCACCCACGTAGTGCATCATAATTAGAAAGCGATGTCAGATTGAAGGTGACGTTCGTTGTGGTGTTCTGTTCTCCCTTAGCTATCTGAGCCCAATTTCCTCCACTGCTTGCAGCTTCAAAAGCAGGAGCTGAAGTTGCCCCTTGTGAAGTTAAAACGGTTCCATCTGCTCCGAGAGCGAGTTCCGTTATTACTCCTGATGAGTTGGTATAGAGTATCTTGTCATTCCCACCTGAAATATCTGTAATGTTTCCGAAGGTCGGTGCGGAAGTTGCTCCATTTCCTACCAGCACGGTTCCATCTGCTCCGAGAGCTAATTCCGTCATCGTTCCGCTGTTTCCAGAATAGAACATCTTGTCATTGCCTGCGGTTAGTAATGTCGGTTTTATTTGTCCGATTGTGGCTTTTTTGACTGCGTTACTGTCATCAGCATCAGCGAATAAGATCTGATCTGAGCCAGTGAGTGTTGCTCCTGTTCCAGAGGTTGCTCCATTGACATCGACTGCCAAAGACACCGCTCCAGATGTACCACCACCTGAGAGACCATTCCCTGCGGTAACGCCAGTAATATCTGCTGTCAGTGATGTTGATATCCAAGAGCTGCCATTGTGATAAGTCAGCGTGTCGCTATCTTTTAGATAGGCAAACATTCCCTCAGTCGGTGAAGATATTGCTGCGTCTCTCGCTGTTGAAGAAGCGAAGACCCCCACGATCTGCTCTTGTAAATATGTATTGAAATCTGCTGCTGAAACAACATCTCCAGTTGACCAGACTTTGAATCCTGCACCTGCCATTTATATGCTCCTATCTATGCCCATAGTTCAGCGGTTCCTAGTTTTGCTGAACCAAGTACGAAAGCAGTGTCATAACCTTCTGTACTCTCTAAATCAAAGGCAGTGCTCATCTGACCATCTGGTGTGATGCGATGATGTATGCCTACGATATATCCGTCTTGACTAATTGCTGATCCGCCACCTACAGGACTGAAATTCACTGTGACTCTATCTCTGAGGTTTCTGGTGAGTGCTTGAGTCATTAAGTTAGCGTTCACTTGAGGAGCCATTGTGACTGTTCGTACTCGAACACGAGGCTCTTTATATATAGAAAGAAGTGTTCCTGCGATTGTAGAAAGCTCTGCGTCGGTACTGTTCATCAATGCTGTTTTTGTGTATGAGCGTTTCCCATAATCATTGATAGAATCTGCGTTCGATGTTGCCTGTGCAGAACCACCTGTACGAGTCAGGCTTATATCATTTCGAATAAGATCAGCATCGTAATCTAAACTGACATCAGTTAATGGCAGTGCTGCTGTTCCGAGTGTTGCCTGCGAAGTATTTGAAGCTGTATCGCTGAAGAATGAATTGCGATTTTTATAGACCACCGCATTTGATTTGTCTGCGTAGATCTGTCCTATGCCTTCACTGTCTTCTATTTTTTCTAAAGCAGAAAGAGTAGAACCTGTCAGAGCTGTTGCCTGCAATGTTGACAATCCTGTTGCCACATCTCTAGCGACAATTCCTGCGTCGTCTAAAATCTCATTCACTGCTACAGAAGAAACTCCTGCAGTGGTAGTCAATGAAATATCAGCACGACGGAGATCCACCATTCGGTCACTACCTCGAACGGTTGTTGTTGCATCTTTCATCTGCTTGTATCCCATACCCCAATCAGTCACAATCCCTTCAAAGACTTCATATTGAGTTCCTGTCGTAGGATGTGTGAGCTTAATTCTGACACGTCTTGAGGGAAGTAATTTTCCGTAGTAGGTTCCTGCAGCATTGAGAGGGTCAAAGAGCCGTGTTGTGTTATCTAAAACAATACTGACTCTACCAACTGCTGTTCTTTGTAGCTCTCGGCTCTTGCCTCTATCAATAGAAATAGAACGAACATACGAGGTGACATCTGCATAATCGGAATCGGCATCAGGAGAACCAAGTTGATTAGGAAAAGATGCACTCCCTAATATCCAACCATCGTTCTCTGCTCCTGCATCAAAACGAATTCCACAAAAGAGTGTCGGTAAAGCTAAACTCATATTAACTCTCCGTCAGGAACGCTGTGCTGGCTCCTGCCATCTTCGCTTGGTTGATCTTGTCTAATATCATTTGTCCAGCTTCTGCTGGGTCGCCCATAACGCCTGCATAGACGTTCACTACGATTGGAGCTTCTCTTACTCCTGTCGCAATACGACTTCTAACTGCGTCATCAATCCCTTCGAGAATTGCATCTTTTGCAGCATCGGTAGGGTCTTCAGAAAGTTCTTTTAATTTGCCAAATAAACTTGCATCTTCATACTTGCCACCTTGACCGAACAGGAGCATTCCTTCAGTTGTCTGACCAGATTTGATGCTGTCAGCAATTGATTGAAACCTACTAAGGTCAAGCAGTGCATCTGAAATATTTGGATCTGCCATTGATCCACCTGCTCCGAATGCAAGTAATGGCTCAGTTATGTTTCCACTTAAGACACTTGCTACAGCAGAAAGCCTTGAACGACGAATATTTTCTTCTTGGACTTTTATAGATTCCATTCGTTCTTTAGACCATTCCAAGAGCTTGTGCATGCGGTCTTCATCGTTGGTTGCTTTATTCACTGCTTCTTTTGCTGTCGCTGATGGTAGTGCTGTTATTGAAGGAACAAATGGTATTGTTGAGGAGCCAGATCCGATCTCAGGCTGTACTCCAGACGCAACGAAAGCAGCATCATTCGCTTCTGTTGTCATGTCGTCCCAGAGATCAGATTCGTTTCTGAAGGTGTCAGCAAATCTACCGAGTTTGATTTCACGATTTGCAATAGAGGCGAAGTTGACTCTTCCTAAACCTTCAAAAGGCTTTATTCCCATGATATTAATCTTCCTAAGACCATCGAGAATATTATTAATAAAGTTGTCAACAGTTCTGAGAGCACTACCTAATCCAGACAAAATGCCATTCGCCATACTTTCAACAGAGCCAATCACTCCATTGGCAATTTCTCTCCATTTATCTTTAAACCTACCAATGAGGAGCATTAGTGCAGTAATGGCAACGATTGGAGCTGCGACTGGTCCGAAGGCTGCTAAGATGGCGACTCCTATTGTTGCAATAATTGCCTTAATAATAGTGCCTTGACTATCCCAAAAATCAGCAAACCATTTAATGAGTGTTGATGCAGTTTTAAACGTTTCTTGGAAGCCAACAGCAATGTCACGAATATGTGGAGTTAAGAATTCTATCGCTTCAGGAATTTTCCTATTAAGAAACGGAATAAGTTCGTTAATAATAATGGGGATAACTTTGTCATTGAGCATCACTGCCAAATTAGCGAAGCTCGGCATCAATGCCTTGACGATACTCTCCTTGAGTTCTCCTGTTGCTGCTTTCAGTTTTGCTTGTGTTCTTGCTAACGTGTCTCCACCTTTAGCGAAGGCAGCTTGAGCATCTTGTGATTTCTCGAAGATCAGAGCTTGAGTAATCATTGCCTTTGCTTGTTGTAACATTTTCCCTTCAAGTTCCTCTTGACCTTGTGCCATGAGCCTAGCTTGAACATCTGCTTCCATAATGGAAATACCAAGAGTTTTTAATCCTTCGCGTTCACCGAGCATTGCTTTCGCTAAGATATCTGCAGCTTGTGAGGCATTTACTTGACCACTCGACCATTCAGCTAATGCTCCAGATAAACCAACAACAGAAGTTGACATACTTGCTGCAGCTTCTCTAGTGAATCCCATCGGTACGAGGAGATCTCCAAATTTTGCAGCCAGATTTTCTGTTGCAGAAACGGTCAACCCCATTTCGGCAGAGACCTCTTTCGCCCACTCTGTAACGACTCCTCTTTGCTCTCCAAATACAGTGCTAACCTTGTTTTCAATAAGGTCTAATTCACCAGCCATCGAGAACAGTTTTGAAGCTGCCAAACCTGCCGCACCTGTAATGGCAGCGATGCCAGCGACACCAATTGCCATCTGCTTGCCTGCAGTTGCCATCGTTGAACCGAGCTTTTTACCAGACGAGGAAAGTCTATTCAATGAACGGAGTGCGTTCTTGCTATCAGCCTTAACCTTAATATTGACTTCGTTAGCCACTGGTATCAGGCTCCTCTGCTAATTGGATTAGGTGCATCAGAAGCTGAGCAGGTTCGTTAAGAATCTGCGATGGAAGTTGGTTATAGCGTTGTGCTAATCCGTCTACCAATTTTGCTGTCCTGACGCTCTGAGGCATATTTACACGCCTGCCACTGGCATGGTCGATTCCGCCTCCGACATGTTCCCATTTTCGTTTGGCGGATTGTTCTCTAAAGGGATTTGCTGTACTGCAAGCAACCACCCTTCAACAAGCTTTAAAGCGATATTGAAAGGCAGTTGCATAATGCCTTTTTCATCAGCAGGAATATCTTTATTATTTGCATCTATAAAAGACCAAGAGATAAGAACCTCTTTAGCAAACTTTTCAAATCCTGCCCTCACTTCGTTGTTACTCATCAGAGCTTCAATTTCAAGCATTGTTCCCAATGGAACATCTAACTTGCATCGAAGCTCTGAATCATTTAAATCCAAGTCCTCAAATTCAATCAATGCCTCACGTTGTCCTAATCTATAAGCCATATTCACCCTCCCTTATGTGATTAGACTGTTGTCCAAGTTGGTACAGTTCCAGATTGCAATTCAAGAGTTGCTGTCCAGTTCAAAGAACCATCTGTACCTCTTGAGAGGTCATAGCTGGAAACGAGTGCCTCTGCTGTGAATTTAGGATTGCTTGACGTATTTCCGCCAATAGAATAAGTCACTGTTCTAGTACCTGATTTCACTTTGAACACATCGTGACTCTTGTTTGAAGCAGCATTGAAAACACCATTCAAACTGATGCTAAAATCCTGCAATCCAATGATTCGTTCCTGAGCACTTTTATCAATGCCAGTAACGGTCAGAGTCTCTTGTGGAGTATTAATAGTTAAAGAAACAACATCATTCGAGATGTCTCTTGCACTGCCTCCAGAATCGTCAATCGCGATATAATCGCCCAATCCAGATTGCTTAGCCATTACTCAATTCCTTTCTTAGAGGCGGTTGCCACTAACTACAAAAACCAAATTTGAAAACGTCCCAGAAGTGGCGACACGGATATACCTGTTCACCGTTCCTGTTACCGAGATTCTTTCTGCGGTCTGCCCTGAAACAGCAGTGAAGCTGACCAAATCAGACCACGCTGAATCGTTCGTACTATGTTGAATTTTGACTGTGGCAGATCCTGAAGCGAGGCTCATGGCTGAAATGAATCCAGAAAGTCCTCCGCTCGAAGAAGCTCCATTGTCAACGCTTGCTGTATTTGCTGCACTGGAATCTGTCTGTTTGTCTGCTGTGAGGAGTACCCCAAATTCAGCTCCGTTGCCATCTGCTTCTGTGTACTCAACAGTCGTTGCGATTGCAGCCCCTGGACTTCTTGAAATGTCATAGCTTGCTTGTTTCGCTGTAAGGCAGACAGTCGGATCTCCAATAGATGTTCCCAGAGCAACGATTACCTCCTGATCCGCTGTAGGTTTCTTTCCAGAATTACTTGTCCAGAGTGCATGGGATAATCCAGTGCCAGCATCGAACCACCCATTCACTGAAAGATTGGAATCATTCGTGCCAATAATTCTTGTCCGAGCTGTTGTCGCTAGTGCTGTCGTGTCGAGTAATTCCTGCGTATAACCAACACCTGAAAGTGAATTGACATCTGTATTCAGATCGTATCCTTCAGCATAAAGTCGCACATTAAGTCCTGATGTTTTTGCCATTGTTTCCTCCTATGGTGTGATCGGATATTCACCGAACATATCGATTTCAAAAGGGATTGTTGCCACTCGAAATCTGTTGCCACTAAGGTCTAAAAAGCCTGTGGTGGCACTTCCTATTTCTGAATCGGTAACTTGTCCATTGAGATCTGCGTCTCCTCGTAGTGCTGTTTTGATGTTGACAATGGCGTCCCAGACATCCTGCTCCACTGTTTCTCTTAAAGTTTCATTAACAAGAACTGGAAAATATGCCTGAATGGTCATTGTCGTTGTCGTACTGACATCGCCAAGTGTTTCAAAATCAAGGTCGTGTGATTGAATCCAAAATGCACACATAGGAGTGGTTGGCACGCTTAGAGGCTCTCCAAAATAAATGAGCTTAAACGTAGGGTTTGAAACAGTACCTAACAAAGCATCAATTCTTGCCACTGCACCTGCTCTGGTCATTTGTTCAACGCTTTCGCAAGACTGTGAGTAATAAGTTGTTCTAGTCGCTTTCTTTTTTTTCTGCCGTTCCATTCTTTTGCAGTGTCTCGGAACATAAAAATCCCTCTAGTACCACGACGACCAATAGCTCGTTGCAATAAGAAGATCGTTGATTCTGTGAAGCCGTGTTTTAATGCCCAAGGTTTTATCGCTTCTCTTGGAGGCATTTTGCCTGCTCCTCGTCCGTGTTCAGCAAACTGAGCATAGGTAAGAGCCTTGTCACCAATAGCAGCACCAGAGGCGATAACAACTCCATAAGTAGTTGATCTCCAGCCAATTGAAGCTCTTAACTGTCCTGTAAAGAAGCCTCGTTTTCCTGCCTGTAATTTGTCTTGAGTAGACTGAACGACCTCCGATCCAACATCTTCCAGCCCTTTTTCCAGTCCTTTCCTATAAGCAGGACTCATCTTTTTTTGGTCAAATATTGTGCCTTTAATGTCGAATGTAATTCTGTCATCTGCCATTAGAAGATCACTCCTGCCGAGGCTTGGTGAACTCTATACACATCTAGTCCAAACAGTGCATCTTTAATCTCCACATTTGAACGAACGGTAACACTACCTCCACCAACGGAAAGGGATTCTACATTGCCTAAATTGTGATCTCGGTAAAGCACTCTAGCGATGTCCAGACACGTCTCTCTGACTAATGGGGGATATACATATCTACTAACACTGACTGAATCAAGATGTGTCGCTGCTGTTGTGCCGTTGACCCCTCGTGTGACCGTTAGAGTGTTTGAGGAAATAGCTCGAATATACATCTGCTCAGTACCAATGAGGATCGTGTTTCCTACGGAAAAGTTAGTTGCTGATGTCAAGACAACTGATGTCGCACTAGTCGATGAAATTGCTCCATTGAGCGTTGTTGTGTCTGGAGAGGTGTCTTCGTTCCAACCCCATTTTCCTGCTATTGAAAGCACTTGTTGACCAGATCCGAAACTTTTTGTGGTTTCCTCTGTAAGCGTGATTTCAAACTTCGGTGAGGCATTATAGGGTCTGAGCAGATAATCGCTTGTAATGCCTTCGGAGAGCGTCTCCGACGAGCTGCGAGCGGTATCTTCATACGATGTCACAGTAGTAGCAGAAATCAACCATCTATCTAGTGGCACTGCTGCAACACGAGAACGAGTCGTAATAATTCCACCAGAATCTACAGTCTTGGATCTTGGGTCTTGAACAAGATCTCCTGACCCTAAATCGTAGAGCCGAGTCTGTACTACCACACCCCAAGAATTATCATTAACAAAAGCATCCATTCTTCTTGAAGCACTCTCCAGCAGATTTCTCAGTGTTGCTGCATCGCTTGTCCATCCAGAAGAATATGATGTTCCTGCTAAATAATTTCGAAACTCATCTGAGCTAGCGTAGGTGTGATATACGGTCATCTATTTGTTCTCTTTTGCCCTGCTTGCGTCTTTCTTGGTTGTTGTTGGAGGCTCTGAAAAAGCCCAACCATATTCCTTGAGAATTGCTGCATCGATTTCATATTCGATTCCTGAGTGGAATGTTTCTCCGCCTTCGATACCAAGCGGATGAATGCATGTAACTTTTGCCATATTTTCTTCCTATCTTTTCTTCTTTTGGACTTCCGCCCCTGCGAGGGGCGAAAGAGCGGAAGTCCAGTGGAAGGGTAGAGAGGTGGTGGTACCTCTCGTCTGCTAATTTCCTATCTACGCGGCACGAAGAATCTTGAACGCTTCGGCAGTTGCCATGCGACCATCTGATCTTGCAGTGGCGAAGAATCCGACTTGCCCATTGCCCATATACAAGCTGTCATTCCGACGGATACTCATTCCTGCTCTTTCAAACAGGTAGTATGCTGACATGTTTCCAGCGAGACCAATCTTCTCGGTTGAAGTGATAGTCGTGCCGAAAGGCTGACCAGATACATCGACGTTGAGGACTTGGCGACCCATCAAAAATGCGTCTGGAGCATTCGTAAGACTTTGAATAGCGTGAATTCCTGCTGCAGTTGTGCCGATACCATTGATGAGTCCTGAGATTGCTGATGGGAATACCCACCTGAAAGTCTCAACTCCACGATGCTGTTGAGGAACATCGAAATACGCATCCACGATATCTGCTGCGACAACTGATGTTGCATTGGCTAAAGTTGAATAGCCAACCGATGCACCAGCAGCATCGACACCGTTCACAATTCCGTTATAACGAGCGGTACCGTTTCCAGCTAAAATTTCCTTATCTTGGAATCTGCCATTTGCAGATTGGAAGATTTGAGTCAGTAGAGCTGGCAAGTTTGGCACTGAGTCTGCTAAGAGTTCATCAGATACGCGAGTTAATCCTGCGATCTTTAAAACGCCAAATGATACTTGACCGACAGTTGGAGTTTGCTCTGCCCCAGTGTATGCAGCTTCCTCAGCCAGATAACTCATTGCAACGCTGTCCAGTGTTGGAACATATCCATCTTTGGAATTTACTCTTAACACTGTACAAGAATCACGGAGCTGACCGCCTGTTGCTTCTGGGATAACGAATGTTGAGTTGATGAATTCTTCTGGTACGAAGTATCCACCCTCGTTGTCTGTATCTTCCTGCATGGCTTTTGTTTCATCTGCTGAGGCATTTCTAAAGAATTCATCTTGAGACTTAGCGGTAAACCACTTCATCCAAGTGTCTCTCTGGAACGCTGCTTCAGCTTTTAAGTTCGAGCCCATTTTGTCCTGCACCCAAGAAGTTTGAGCCATAGGTGGCAAGTCTTTTTGATAACCTGCTGGGCGGTAGTTTGCATCTACATGGTTACGGTAGGAGCCATCAGATCTCTTTTCATTTTGAGCGTCTGTTTTAGCTTCTTCCTCAACTACTGGAACAGTGTTCATTGGCTTCATTTCAGCCTTGAGGCTTTTAGCGATTCTTTCTTGAAGATCGCTCTCTTTTTCTGCTTGCTCTAAAGTAGATTCCATCTCCTGAGTTAGCTTTCCAGCCATCTCTAAATCGCCTTCAGCTAATGCTGATTCTGCTGACTTGCGGAGAGCTTCTACTTGAGCGAATTTCTCTTGTGACATTATTTGTTCAATCCTTTGTTTAGTCGCTTGGTTGATTGGCGTAGTCGAGAGGCAATGAGTTTTTCAACTATTGTGTCTCGCTCGTCGTGCTTTTCATTTCCCTGTTCAAGATCGGCAGAGTGAGATTGCTCTGGCTCTGTGGATCTGTTTTCAGGTAACTCTGAATTGGCATGTTTTGATTGGTCGGATTCGGTAACGACTACATTGAAGTTTTCAAAGTAGGCTCGTTCTTCTTCTGTCATGAAATTATCTTCTTTGGCTGAGAGTGTTCCTGTATTAGGTGACGCTCCTCTAAGAACGCTCGACACCTCTACCCAGTCGAGGTCTTTTATTCGACGAATAAG